AGAAAGTTCTGTGAGGAATATGTAACTACTGGCAATGGTAGTGAAGCTTATAGAAGAGCTTATGATGTTGGTGTTAATACTAAGATTGAAACAATTAAAGTCAAGGCAAGTCACCTCTTGGCTCAGGATAACATAAGTACAACTATTGCTGAGCTACAAAAAAAACAAGCTGAGAAGTTTGAAATAACCAGGTCTGATGTAGCTAAAGGTTATCTTGAAATCATACAAGCTTGGAGAAGCTTAATGCAGTTAGCAAGTAAAGAAGAACTAACTAAGGATGAAAAGCAGAAGTTTTATTTGCTAAAAGAAATGGTTAAAGGTTCAGACTATAGAGGTGCTTATGATAGTCTTGCAAAGATGTTTGGATTGAATGAACCTGACAAGACACAAATAGACCAAACCATTAGAGAAATACAAGTTGTAATAAACAGAAATGGAAGAACTGACCATTGACTGCACTGAGATATTTGAAAGAAACTATGATACTGATAAGAAGATTGTAGTAAATAGAGGTGGCACAAGATCAAGCAAAACTTATTCTATAAACCAATTATGTGCATTGTGGCTTATTACTGGCAACTATGGTGAAGGTCAATACCTTTATGAAGGCGTTTGGACATCTGTAAGGAAATATAGAACCAATCTTGATGGCACAATAATAAGAGACTTCATAGAGATACTTAAAAACAGCAATTGGTATGATAAGATAGAACACAACAAGACCAAGAAAACATTTAAGTTTAGAAATAGGTTAGTTGAATTTATAGGTGCTGATGACCAGCAGAAGCTTAGAGGTGCTAAAAGAAATATATTGTACTGCAATGAAGCCAATGAACTTGAATACAAGCAAGAGTTCTTTCAGCTACTTATGAGAACTGAAAACAAGATATTTGTTGACTTCAATCCTGATGATGAGCAAGTGTGGATAAACCAAGAGCTTGAAATAAAGAGGTCTAATGAAGTAGGTGATGTTGAGGTGATAGTAAGTAACTACAAAGACAATTCATTCTTGCCAGAAAGCTTAATTAAAGAAATAGAATACCTACAGCATACTGATAAAGAATTTTGGAAGATATATGGATTAGGTGAATATGGTAATATAAGTGGCTTAATCTATGAGAATGTAAGCTTTGTTAATACAATGCCTGATTGCAAACTAATAGCATATGGTCTTGACTTTGGTTATAGTCTTGATCCATCTGCTTGTGTTGGTGTTTATAGGTTAGGTGATGAATTGTATTTAAAAGAAATACTGTATGAAAAAGGATTAACCAACCAGGACTTAGCTGAAAGACTAATGCCAATAGTTGGTAGAGCTGAAGTGATTTGTGACTCCAGTGAGCCGAAAAGCATTGAAGAACTATATAGGCTTGGTTTAAACAGCAAACCAGCTGTAAAAGGCAAGGATAGTATTTTAAATGGTATTGATATTCTTAAAAGGTTTAAGATAAATGTAGTTAATAGCAGTAACTTAAAAAAGGAGTTTAGGTCTTATAAATGGGCTACTGACAAGTATGGAAATAGCTTACAAAAGCCTGTTGATAAGTTTAATCACTTGCTGGATGCATTGAGATATGTAGCTTTAATTCATTTAAAACAACATAATCGTGGATGGTATGCAATTAGGTAAATTAATTCTTATCTGTTATTGTAGCAAAGTTTTAGCGTTTGCTTAGCGTTCGCTATCGTTTTGCTTAGCATATAGAGAAGAGAAGATAAGAGAAGAGAAGAAAAAAAAAGAAAAAGAAAAAAAAGAAGCGTTTGCTACAAATTTGCTTGAAATTAAAATAAAGCGTTTTAAGACACTTAAAAATGTTAATGTATATGAATATACCAAAAAGTAATTTAAGTTGATTAGAGCTAATGTAAATAGTGTTTAAATGTATTTTAATTAATTAAGTTAGCTTACAATAACTTAAATGACTAAAAAAAATAGTGTTTAAGGTAATTATTAAAAAATTTTATATATACTAATTATGGCAAAGAAGTTTGAAATAGAAATACCAACAAGCTGGAATGATATAACAATAGGTCACTATATTCAATTAAGACCAATCTTAGCAACTGAAATGAATGATGTTAGTAAAGTTATTAACATACTATGTGTTTTAACTGGCAAGAAAAGAGAAGAAATCAAACAGCTAAGTGTAGAGCAATATCACAAGTTGGTAAAGAAAATGAGTTTCTTAAATACTGAACTTCCAAAAGAACTTAAAAAAAGAAGGTTCTTAGTTGGTGGTAAGTGGTATGAATTTAAGTATGAAGCTAATAAACTATTGTTTGGTGAGTATGTTAATTTAATGGAAATACTGCAAAAAGCCAATAACAATGAAGAAGTGATATATGAAAACTTACATACCATACTTACAATAATATGCAGACCAGTATATAAAACAATGTTTGGTTTTAAGAATGCTGAAGTAGATGGTGAGGTGATCAGGCAAACAGCAGAGAATTTTTATAATAATATGCCAATTACTATTGCTTATCCAATAGGTGTTTTTTTTTACAATCACTTACCACACTTAACAGAGGTTATAAAAACTTCTTTGATGGAGACAGCCAACAAGAAGATAAGCCAAGCTCAGGAAATAGCTTTGCAGACAACTGGGGCTGGTGGTCAATAATTGATAGTTTATGCAATAGTAGAGTTGATAAGTTTGAAGTGGTGCAGAATTGGAATGTAATTTATGGTTTGAATATGTGTTGTTATTTTAAGGATAAGCAAAGAATGGAGCAACAAGCACATAGAGATCAAATGCAAAGGTTAAAAAGAAGATGAGTAATGAATTATATAATAGCTTAGTAGAGTTTGAAACTGCAAGTGGTATTGTAGCTGAACCTAAAAACATAGGTGATGTTATGAACAACTTGGCTATTAGAGTTACTCAGGAAGTCTTAAAGCAAATAGATGCTGAGCAGTTAATGGATACTGGTAATTTAAGACAATCAGTACAAATGCCAGTAAAATTCTTTGGAACTAAGTTTGTTGCTACTTTGTTTATGGCTGATTACTATGACTTTATTAATAAAGGTGTTAAAGGAACAATATCACAAGCTAAAGCACCTGGTAGTCCATATTCATTTAAAAACAAGAAACCACCATTGTTTAAAGAATGGGCTTATAGAAAAGGTCTTAATCCATTTGCAGTACAACAAAGTGTATTTAAAAAAGGTATAAGAAAGAGACCATTTTGGGACAAAGCTTATAATACAATTACACAAGGTGACATATTTGAATTACTTAAAAGAGACTTGGCAACTGCTGGTAGAACAGCAACAACTGAAGAAATTAAAAATATATTTAAAAGAAAATAGATGGCTATTAATACACCAATTGATTTTGAACCTGAACAATATAGAACTGTTTACAATCCTATTGAATATGTAGCTTCAAGCACTGCAACAGCCAATAATAGGTTTAAATACTTATTTGATGTTTATGATGGTGCTACAAGAATTGCAAGATTAAAAGTACCAGCTGATCCTAATGGATATGGTAGAGCTGATATACACGGCATCTGTGAAAGCTATTTAAAAACAGATTTAGGCACAATAAACACCACAACAACTGGAATTGGATTTACTGACAATGCAAACTCATATAAAGAATTTACTGTTAAGATAGGTGAAGAGTATGATGTTGCTGGAGTGCTAACACAATTTCCAGATCAAGTATTAAAAGACATTATCACATTCAATGGTAGCTTACCTAATTATAGAGGTAATACTGTAAACTTCTATGATTGGCAAGGCACAAATTACTTTGAGAATTACACTGTAAATGCAACAAGCAGAAGATGGTTAACAAATTCACCATTAGGTTCTAATGCAAACAAGTCAGATAATCAAATAGTGCAACTAAGTGATGAAGGTTGGCTTTATTTTTTATATGACCATTCAAGCAATCCAGTAACTGGTGTTGAATATGACTTGTATGATGCAAGTGGTACATTGTTAAACACTTATAGAATAAGTAATTCATTAACAACAAATATGTTGAAAGTGCCATCTGCACCAAATACAATAAACAATATTAATCCAACTGAATTTTCTGTTGCACCAGTACAGCCTATAATAACAAATGAAACAAGTTATTCAATAGTCTTAAAGAATGGTGGTGCTGTTGTTAGTGAAAAGTTTTGGTTTAATATAGATACTGAATGTAGATATGAAACAAGAAGGATAGAGTTTCTTAATTCACTTGGTGGTTTTGATAACTTCAACTTTACTAAAGTCAGCAGAAGAAGTGAAGAAATTGAAAGGAAATTTTATAAACAAAATGCAGACAACTTAGATAGTGGTGGCACAATATCTTACAGTTTAGCTGACAGACAAAAAGTGCAATATTATACAAAATCCAAACCAAAGATGAAACTAACTTCTAATTGGGTAGATGTACCAACTTTCAATTGGTTGCTTGAGATGTTAGAAAGTCCTGAAATTTATTTATATGAAAATGGTGAAAGAATAACAGTACAAAATGTTGAAGGCAATTGGGAAGAAAAAAGAACTGATACAGATAAGATATTCAATTTAGAAGTTAATCTTGAATTTGGAGTTGATAATTATAGACAAAGATTTTAATGCAAAAAGAAGAACTATATATAAGCTATATAACTAAAGATGTTGCAGTAAGTGGCACAACCACAAGTGACAATGACTTTAAGTTAATTGATGCTGGTGCTTTGTTTTTAACTGGAGCAACACCAATAAGCAAAGGTGATCTTGCAACTAATACAGCAACACAACAAACAGCAAGAGTAATAAAAGCTAATAGTGATACAGAAATAACACTTGATAAAGATATATTTCCAGTAGGTAGTTCACCAGCAGCTTATAAAATAAACAAGCAAATAAATGAAAGAGTTGAATTGCTTGAAAGCTTAAAGCCTAACTTGACATTTAATATAGCAGACATCGCCAAACCTGATCAAAGAAAGTCAGATTATAGCAAGACTGTAAGACTACCAGCAAGTAAAAGACTAAGAAAGGTATTTGAAAACATTTTTGAAATTAATGTTGATTTAAACACTTTCAATCCTAACTTAAAAACAGATGTGTTGTATTTAGTTGATGGTGAAATTAATCTTGAAGGTTATTTGCAACTTAAGAAAATTAACATACTTGACAATGATGATATTGTTTTTGAATGCACATTGTTTGGTAATACTGCCAATTTTATTCAAGCATTAGGTGATAAAGAACTTGATGATGCTACAATGCTTTGGTCAAACTTAAACCACAATTGGACAAAAGCAAACCAACAAGCTTCTTGGTCTGCAACACCTGGCACTGGTTATGTATATCCTTTAATAGATTATGGCTTTAGTAGTAACTTTACAGCTATTCAGTTTTCAGTCAATCAAATATTTCCAGCAGTATTTGTTAAAGAATATGTTGATAGAATGTTTGAAGCTGCTGGTTTTACTTATCAAAGTACATTCTTTGGAAGTTCACCTTTTGAAGATTTAATAATACCATTTAACAGCAAAGAATTTAATTTAAGTAGCGCAACAATAAACAATAGAATATTTGATGCCAATACTATTGAATATGTTAGTCCACCATCAACAACAACAAAATTACTTTCTGAAGCAACAACACCAGTGTTTTCACCAAGTGATTATGATGATGTTACTATGAGTGTTGAGAATGATCCAAACTTGGTATTTGATCCATCTACTGGTGAATATACTTGCAATGCTGATGGCACTTATGATTTTTATTTTGAAGTTGATTTAACTGGCACTTTTGAACCTTTACAATATGGTGGTGGTGCTTCTGCAATTGACTTAGAATGTTGTTCTGCAATAGTTGGTAATTTAGCAATAGTTCATACTGACAATGCTGGAAATCCAATAGGTGGTGCTTTAGGTACTACTGGAATTGTAGCAATAGAAAAATTTAATATTACTTATTCAAGTACAATACCACCAGCAACAACTGTAACAACTTCAGGAACAACATTACCTGACAATGATTATATAAAAGAAACTACAAATTTTCAGCTTTTTAACATACCTGATTTTAGTGGTGATATAGAAGCAATATGTGAATTAAGCACTGATCCAAGAACAACATCAACACAACCTAATAGATACATAGTAACTGTATCTAACTTATTTGTTAAAACTAATGAGAAGGTTAAAATAGAAATTGCAGCAAAAACATTTAGTGATGAATTTGTTGTTAATGAATTATTTAATCAATATCAAGGTGGCATATTTACTACTTGGACATTTAATCCATTGCCATTATTTAAAGGTCTTGGTGCAGTTAATCATTTAACAATGCATACTGGAAATATAAGTTTAAATGTAGCTGGTGGTGTTTTCAGAAATAGAGTAGTTAACAACTCTTATGCTGAAGGCAATCTAATTGATATGAATGCAGCAATACCAAAAGACATCAAGCAAAAAGACTTTTTTATGAGTATTGTGAAGATGTTTAATTTATACATTGAACCTGATAAGAACAATGAAAAGAATTTGTTTATAGAACCAAGAGATGATTTCTATGACAATGTTACACAAGATTGGTCACAGAAATTAGAT